ATTTGGCGCATTTGTATTTCTTATACCTGCCAGCTCCAGTTGTTTGTGAGCCATTAGGTCGGATGTCAGTATCTCCACAATTACGGCACGCTTCTGGCTTACCTTCTGAGACCCCAACGTGAGGATGGTTCTTTATCCAAGGAAGCAGGATGTCGTAAAGATCCAGAAGAAGGTTTACATCCTGAATCTGGTATTCCTTCATCATCTTCCAGGCTTTAGGGATACCGGCCATGCAGTCCAGCCAAAGCTGAAACCCTGAGTGTTGCACCTTAGCTCCGACGCCTAGCTTTTGGGCTACGTAGTCGAGCTTGTTACTTGGGAACCTGAACTGAGACCTGACGACCTTCATTAGGTCTAATTCGATCCATGGGCTAGGTGGTAAGTAGCCGTTCTCGATAAACTCGCGCTTGATGTGCTTGCTATCGAATGCAGCTGAGTTCCAACCTATTAGAACGTCCGCTTCATCCATGACTTTGTGTAATTCATCCAGCATCGCTTCTTTACCATGATGGTGAACTGACTTGAAGATTACTTTGTCGCTTCCAAGCCATCGAGCTCCCCAGCATAAGACTTCTGTCGAGCGCTCTATCTGTGTTATTGCTATGTTCTGATCCCAGAGTCCCCATACATGGGCCAAGTTCGGTGAGGTCTCTAGATCTAAAAATAGAATCTTCATAGCCTCAAACTAGGCCTCTGCGCTTACGGTCAATCTCCGACACGCCCTGCGTTATCAAACTGTTATCGAATGGTATCAGGCTGATTAGAACACCTGGTTCATGTAAGTCGCTGTAATTCTTTCGGGCAGTTAGATCCACTACATAGCTGTCATCTTTGATTACGCCCGATTGCGTGAGGCTGTCGAATACGGCTCTGGTCAGTTTATCGAGGTCATAGGTTTGAGTTGCGTATTGCCTGGTGACGGTCTTGGGCCTTCGTAGCCAAAAGGTCAAAGACACCGAGACTGCTACATCGAAGCGATTGTCGAACTCCATCATTTTGAGCTCGAGCATCTTCTTCATGTGCTCTCGCCAAGCTGGCAGGTCTTTGTTGGCTTCTACTAGGACTATGTGAGCTCCTCGATTAAATGCCTTCTTAGATCCTTGCGGTCTTGGGTCACCGGCAATAAACAACTCGAACATTAGAACGGGTTATTCTGCGGTATTCCTGGTGGTGGAGCCATGATGTTTATTACGTCTTCGATTGGGGTTGAGCTCTTAGGCTCTGCAGCCTTGATCAGCTCTACTAGCGAATTGTTCAATGAATGCTCAACAACCTGCTTGGTTTCCTGACCGGGCTTGTTGTAAGTTCCGACCTTGGTTCCGAGCGAGCCTTCAGCTTTGATCTCATCGTCCTTCTTGATGTTTGTGCCATTGTCTAGCCAAACAGTCCATAGGCGATTACGTGCTTCGCCCCTGAAGTCGTAGGTCTCCCAGACCTTGAGTCTTGGGTATCCTTCGTTTACTACTTCAGCTACTTTTCCGTAGATTGTAATTACTGCCATTTCTGTGTTTTCCTTTCTAGTGTTCTTTTAAGTTTAAGTTAATTATTAGTTAACTTTAACGCGACATCTACGCCGTCCCGTGACGTCGTGGGTGTCACCCCGATGAGTCTTAAATGACGTCCCGTCTTGCCTTTTTTGACGCCCCGTAGTTTGTGACTCAAAGTGCCGTCGCATCCTTCAGGACAGTCTATCTGGATCCAATACCGGTTTGTGATTCTGTCGAACCGATACCCGATTCCGTCATGTTGCGACATCTCAACTTCACCGAGCTCGACCAGCTTTTGTAGGTTGCGTTGAACTTGCCTAACGGAACACCCGGCTAATGATGCCAGGCGAGATTGTGATGGATAGCAGCCTTCTTCAGGATCATCTCCTAAATGCCACGCCAGAGCCGTCAGGACGGCCCGAGCTGTGCCGGTGCTATGTGAGTGATGCAGAACGGCTGATAAGGCTTCTAGACTCATCCTGTGCCTTCCTAGGGCTATACTGTAAATGCCCATCGTGGTTGGGTGACGCCATAAGCGTCGGGCTGTGACTTTTCTGTGGGTCACAGCCCTTTCACTTTACTTGGCCTTTATGGAATCTGCTAAGCCTTTAATGGCTTCAAGAACATCGTTATCAACTTGTGACTTTAGAGCCGTGTTGTAAATAGTTCTTAGGGTTTCTAGATCTTTATTCGCTGCAGCTTCAGAAGCTTCTTCGATATAGTTCCGAGACTCTCGCGTTGCCTTAATCATCTCTTCTCTCGATGGGCGATTCTTAGAAGTGCTTAGCCCGAGCGTTGCAAGTCCGCGACCGATAGCAGAGCTGGCGCAATTCTCCAAGAAGCTTGCCCGGTTGATGTGTGTCGAGCCTCGAGTCTCATGAGCCCAATCTACTGATGCAGGTCTAACGTCTTCCCGGTCAGTAAAGATTGAAGCTTGAACTACAACTTCGGTTTCGTTGATTAGTTTGATTTCGGTGATGATGCGTCCCTGAGGCCATGTCTTCCAAAACTTCTGGATACGATCGGCCACGGTTTCATAGTTCGATAAGTCAAATGCCATCTGTGTTTTCTCCTATTTGAATGTGATAAAGGGTTTGCCGTTTCGGGCTTGAAGTGAGATTACCTTCTCGCCCTGGTAGAGACCATACTTGATTCCGTTTAGAAATGCTAGAACCGCCGACTTTTGTGCCTGGAGCGCGTTGGCCCAGTAATCGGCTTCAGCCTTAGTCGCAACCAGGTTAGACCAAAGTGATCCAAGCTCCATCTCGCCTTCATGTAAGCCTTCGGATAGCTCTCTAACCGTTTCGTAAGTAGATGTGCTTCCGTCATACTCTGGGGGCTTATTCGATGTCACAAGGCCGTAGAAGGCTCGTACAGCCTTTTTCATGTCCTTCTGAAGGGAATCATCCCAAACCACCTCAAACTCCTTCCAGTCGCCTCCTGCGACCGCTACGACTATACCGCGCTCTAGACCTAGAACTTGAAGGTAATGTTGAACTTGAAGGTTATAGTGCTCCGGTAGCTCATCCCAATACTGCCTGGTGAACTTGATCTCGAGCACTCCGAGCTTGCCATCTTCCCATTCGATGATGCCGTCGGGGTTGGCTTTTAGAATTGGGTTAGCAACGCTCTGCCAGGTTCCGGCCTCATAGACCTTTAGCCAGCCTTCGTTTTGCTCTCGAAATAGTTCTCGAATAGGAGCTTCAAAAGCTGTGCCTAGTTTCATCGGCATCGATGGTTCAATCTCATCGCTTAGTTGGCCGGTCTTCTCGGCCCAAAGCTGATAAGCAGATTTCCATGGTGACTTGCCCATGAGTGCGCCAATGTCGCTACCGCCAATGCCTTCACGTGCAGCGTGCCATTCTTCAGAGTTAGGCTCAAAGGTGCCTAAATACCTGCCGAAGCCTAAAGCTTCTATCTTCTGTGTAATCTCCATGGCCCGATCCTATTGACCGGGTGTGACATTATGGCTGAGGCTGGTCTTCTTTAGCTGTTTGGTAAGCCTCTTGCACCGAAGCTCCAATTCCAAATGCGTCATCGTTAGGGTCTAGTGATCTAACCAATGGGCCTAGGATTCCAGCTATAAGAGCTGAAGCTGTAATCGTTCCAGGATCTTCAATGCCGGCTAGAACCAACGCTCCGACCGCTGCCAATGCAGCTCGAAGGTAGCTCCAAAGTGCCTTGCGTAAGTGCGCCCAAGTTTCTGGTTTCATTATTTGTCCAATCTTGCTTTGATAAATGGAACTGGATCTAGATAGCCTTTGCCGTTTGCATTCCAAGTATAGAACCGACCCGACTGAATCTCGAAGTGTAAGTGAGGCCCGGTTGATTCTCCGGTGTTGCCTGACTCTGCAACCAAGTCTCCCTGGCTAACTTTCTGACCTTTGATGACGGCTAGAGATCCCTTGCGAAGATGCATATAAGTCGCGGTGTAAAACTTGCCAGCATCCTTGAATTGAATCCTAACAATGTAGCCACCGCCAGCAGGTTCGCCATTCTTAAACTTCAGAGTGCTAGGCCCAGCGTAAGTCACCTTGCCGTTAGCTACAGCGAATAACTTTCGACCAATCGCCGAAGCGTAGTCTGTGCCGTTATGGTGCTTCTTGTAGCCCAAAATGGGATGTATCCTCCATCCAAAATCATAGGTAATTGGAGGTAAGGGTTTTTTGTAAGGCCAGATCACTATCTAACAATCGCCTGGTTTATTGTCAGGACTCCATGAGATGCAATCTTTACATCTCCAGTTGAAGCATTAGATACCTGAATAGCATAAACATAGTTTGATTCTCTAAGCAATAAAGTCTGCTCCGGGGTAAGAGTCAGGGTAATAACATAAGTTGAGGCGTTGATTGATGGAGTTGCGGAAGTTATCAAAGGCCCAAAGGTAGATCTTCTAATTTGAAACGTTGCAGTGTATCCAGTTAGGTTTACTACTGTGCCATTCGGGTTTTCATAGACAAAGTTTTTGACTAACCTGGCACCGGCGTCAATTGTAAAGTTATTTGGCTCGCTCATTATTTAGCTCCTAAGCTGATTATTAATCCGATGATTGAAACAAGTGCAGCGGAAAGTCCTGTGTAAGCAATCTTCTCGATCCAGGCTAAACGCGCCAAGGTTAGTTCCACTTCTCTAAGTCTGTCTGGAACGTCATCCAGATGATCTAGCTTTTGGAGAATCTTGATAAGGGTTTCTCCGTGCTCAAGTTGCTTAGCGTAGATTGCGTTTTGGGTAATCTTGACACCAGTTGTTTCATCAGCCATTAGCCAATGTCCTCGTAAGGTACAGTAATTCTGCCGTCGGGCAAAAGATAAGCCTCGGGATTTAAAGCTAGGCAAAACTCTAGGGCTTGCTCTTGAGTTACGTTGGTCACTTCCCAGGTTATAAGTTTAGCTTCATCTACCACACCAGTTGTGTAGCCAAGAATTGTGCCACCTGTCTCAACCTCGCCTTGAGCCCAAGCACCCTCAGCACCTAGACCAAGTTCGGCAATTGCGTCTTCGGGCCCAGTTCCGTATTCGGAATTGTCAAAGTTTAGTTTCCAAGTTGCGTAATTCATGCAAGTTCTTTCTTTGTTTTTTCTACCTCGGCAACAAAGCTGTCTAGCACCCCAGCTTGTTCCATCGCTTCAATGTGTGCAGCGTTTACTGATGATCCACCCATCAACATAGCTTTGGCGTTGTTAGTAAGTCTTGCTTGCCAGTATTCAGGTTGTGCTGCTTCGATTTCGTTGCGAGTGTATTTGTGTGTAAACGTGTCAAAGATTTCTAGCAATTGCTTCATTTCCCTCTCGGCTCCTGACATAGCAAACTGAGTCTGAGAGAGTCCTAGTTCGACTTCTTGTGCTTTTAGTTCATCAAGCTCGTCATTAGTACTTCGAAGCTTGGCAATTTTTAGTTCTGCCTTTTTTACATTTATTACTGCCAGCTTGTATTTGTAAATAGCGTCTTGAAGTTCAATTACTGTTTGGTAATACTTCATTTCGGGCGTAGCGTGTTGTCCTAAAACGAACGCCTCTAGCTGAAAGCGTGAGCGTGGCTGCTGAACTTCGGAGATTGCTTTCTCCACTTCGTCAAAATTAGGCATCTTGGAATCCTGCTGGTCGAACTCTGGCACTTGATAGTCCCGTGCCTAATGTGCTGCGTGTATCGCTAGGAAAGTCAAACTTGTCTACCGTTGCTACGTTTACCGTTGTAAAACCACCAGCTGCATAACCTCCGATTCCAGAATTAGAAAACCCAGCTCCACCATATCTGTTGGCTGATAGTCCTGTTGCTAATGTGCTTCGAGTATCGCCTGGGAATGCAAACTTGTCTACAGTGGAAACGCTTGAGCCCGTAAACCCACCAGCTGAATAACCAGCAACGGTAGCGTCAAAAAATCCTATAGGTTGCTGTCTTGCTGCAGATAAACCTGTTGCTAAAGTTGATTTTGAATCCGATGGAAAAGCAAACTTGTCTACTGTTGAATAATTAGTTGCGCCTACTGCACCCCCGGCGACATAACCAGCAACAGTAGGATTGGAAAATCCAGCAGCGGCGTTTATTGCAATCGACAGACCCGTACCCAATGTTGTTCTTGAGTCTCCGGGAAAAGCAAACTTATCAACGTTGGCCGTCAGGGTTCCACCTCCTAGGTTTCCACCAGCCGCGTATCCGGCTACTCCAGGGTCGGAAAACCCTGCGATGTTGTCCCTTGCACTTGATAACCCTGTTCCTAGTGTTGATCTTGTGTCAGCTGGGAATGCAAACTTGTCTACGCCTGTAGTTCTTGGCCCAGCATCACCACCGGCCACATAGCCAGCAATTGCCTGATTGGAAAACCCTGCTGATCCTTCTCTTGCGCTAGAGAGTCCGGTTCCTAAGGTTGTTCTCGTATCTCCAGGAAAAGCAAACTTGTCTACAGTTGCGACAAGTGAACCGGTATTACCCCCAGCTGCATAACCGGCAACCCCCACAATTTTACCACCGCTGCCAGCGAGTATTCCTAAAGGTATGAGCATCTTTAGCCTAGGTTTCCAATCAAGTAGTAAACCCCAGAGCCACCAAATACAACAGAAGCTGCAGCGTATTGCTTAGCAGTCTTTACCTTGGCATCCGCGGAAGATAGCGTGACACCTGTGCCAGCTGCGAATGTAATCTGTCCGGCACCTGCCTGGATAAAGTCGATACGATCGCCTTGCTGAGTTAGCACGTTGTCAATTGTAATTGTGATTGCTGATCCAGTTGAGCGGATAGTTGTCCCAAGGTCTGCTGCAACAATTGAGTAGTTAGCAGACTTATCGGCCCAGCCAGAAGGCTCATCGCCTAGATCTACCCAAGCTGTGCCTGAGTAGTATTGGTATTTATTGACGTCTTCTAGCCAGGTAAGCATTCCCTCATTAGGGGTAGTAATAGCTGAAGCGCGAGCTGTTGAGTTTGAGAAGACCATAACCGATTGCCTCATTAGGTAATCGTTTAGATCTGAAGCTGGGAGTGTGCTTCCGTTAGAGAAGACTTTGAATGCCATTTAAGCTGCTTTCCATAGTTCGAGAGTTGTGAACCAGTTGTCTACATCGATGTCGTGGTTTACCTTGATGATAGTGTAGTATCCCACAATATTGAGCTGATCCTTAGTATAACTGACCCCAACCAGAGTTCCCGGTGTAAACACCGCTGCTTCGGTTAGGTTTCCGAGCCTGTCCTTGGCCGGAGTGCTGACTTGACTAACTAGCTTTGTGGGCGCTTGCTCGTAAACGGCAGTAGCCCAACGGTTTAGTTCGGTCGAATCGGTTGTATTAATTGCCACGTCGATGGCTGATTCTCCGTAGAGATCAATTGAGTCCTGGTCTCTTATGATGACAAAGGTTTCAGGATCAGAAGTCAAAGCTACCTTTAGAGAGTTGTAAACAGCATCGGCGTCCGAGCTAACAACTATCTCAGATAGACATAGGTGATAAGGGCTAAGTGAATGGTCGTTGCCAATTATGTATGTGGTTGCAGTTCCCTCTTCCTCCTGTGGTCGAGGAATAACAGTTAGCTCTTCTGTATCCTGGTCTATCCAAACAACTGCAAGTCCCACCGAGATTGCATCGTTGATTACATCTGGAACCAACACGTTAGTAAGCTCAACTGACGGAATCTTGCCTTCGACTGGAACTGATGCGCTGGCCAAAGAAGTCCCGGTCTTAATTGCAATAAGGTCAAAGACCTCATCGACAGTTGCGTAAGTTCCTCCTGGTAGACCTGTTGTATCCCAATCATCAATACGAAGGTTTACGATTGATTTGTAGATGTCAAAAGCCCTAATGCGAATAAGGTTTGGGCCTTGTGGGAAGTAAGTGACGTCGATGGTGTCGATATAGCCGACAAAGAGAACTCGATCTAGTTCCTCAGAATCAAGCCTGACTCTAATCTTTGTATTGGCCCTAATGTTCTGGTTTACCGTTGGATCTAAGTCAAAGCTTTGAAGAATGAGATTAGCTGTTGCCGGCTCTGGCTGGAAGTAAATTGCGTCTGCAATACTGCCTCCAAGGCTTAGGCCAACCTGAGAAGTTTCACACCCAACCTGCTGCCACTTTAGCCCGGAGCTTGGGGCCAAAACATCCTCGCCACCGATAAGCGATTCGTTAATTACAAACTCGCCGTAGCCACCTAAAACATCGTCTCCACCCAAAAGGCTAATGCCCAGGATAAAGCTGTTGCCATCTTCGTCAGGAAGTAAGAACTCGACTAAAAGATTTGTTTCGATGTTGAAGTTCGGGATCATTGTGCCCCGAGACGCCTAAGGGCAGCCGAAGTGATTGAAGGAGATCCAGTAGTTTTGGTTCCCTTGTTTACAGCCGTCGCAATTTCTTTGGCTGTGACGTTGCCCTTATTAATGTTGATTGTGACGTTCTTTGAACCTGCGTTTTGACCAGGTGCACCAGTAAAGGTAGGAATGGAAGTAAGCGTAGGAGTTGCCGGTGGAGTGTATCCAGAGATTGAAACTAAACCAGTAGAGATTGTGTTTACTAAGTCAGAGAAGATTCTAAAGACTGGGAATGCATTCTTGAAGCCTTGAACCATTAAATCTACGGTCTTGACAATTCCCTCGAGGAGACCTGATACCACTACAAAGAATGCAACAAAGCCCTGGGCCTCTGGCCCTGCAGTAATGCCGAACAATTTACCAAGGGATGCGCCAAGGCTTCCAAAAGATTTGTTTAGAGATTCAAAGGCTTTTTGCACCGCTGGGCTGTTGAGGGCTTGATTTAGAACACCAAAGAAGTTTTGAACTTTTGGAAGTATATCTACTATTGCAACTGCAAAAGCTTCCACCAAGGGAACCACAAGGGTTCCAAGTGATTCAGAGATTTCACCTAATGCCACGTTTAGTCTTTGGTAAGGATCTAGGTTGGCTGCCTTTTCAGCGCTTCCTGCAAATAGGCGCTCGAGCTCGGCTAGTGGATCGCTGGCTCCCTTGATGGCCGGAGCTAATCTTTCAAGAGCTCCTGTAGTTCCATCCGGCCCAACGGCTCGGGATAGTGCCTTTACAACAACATCCAGGCTCTTACCGGTTCCAGCTGAGACATCGAGGGCCAAGCTCATTAGCTTTGTGGATTTCTCGACATCTCCAGTTGCGCGAGCTAATTGTGCGAAGGCTGGTCTTAGAGTGTCATCGGCTACGGCTGCCTGAATCGACATCTTAGAGATAGCCTTTTCAACCGAGCTAATCTGAGCGTTGTTTGCCCCGGTTGTATTCTTTAGCGCTGTTGCTAAGAGGCCCTGGCTTTTAGTATCTTCAACAGCAGCCTTGGATGCTTGCTCAAGCTCCCTAGCTATAAATGCAAAGGATAAACCAACACCGATGGTTGCAAAAGCTTTGCCAATGCCAGAGCTAATCTTCTTTGCAGCTCCCTGCATACCTTGGAGTTGCTTGTTAGCTCCTTGTGTAGCAGCCGTTAGCTTTTTGAACTCACCAAGGATTTCAACATTGAGGACTAAGCTCATCGGTCAATACCATCTTCCAAAACTGTTAGGAAGGCTGCGAACTCTGTCATTGTCAGAGCTTTATACTCTGAAGGGCTAATGTTGAACGCCTGGCAAAACCTAGCCATTCTTTGAGCTGCGTGCTTCCTTATTCTTTTTTTGCTTCATCACCCTCGACCAAAGCTAATGCCTGGCTAAGTGTGAACTTGCTTGCTTCCTCGATCGTGAACTTGGGGTTATCCCTTTTCATTACGACCCAGATAAAGCTCTTTAGTGCCTTGCCTTTAGGCTTTCCGTTGCCAAAGGCGTTGTCGATGCTTTCACCTGTTAGGTTCTCGATGATTTCAACTTCCTCGAGAGTCAGGCTTTCAAAGTCAAAGCTACTCATTCTGTGGGTATTCCTTTCGTGGATTTGCTTGCTATTAGTTTATCTAAACTTCTGTAGTAGTTCTGGTAAACCTCATCGCGCGTAATGCCTAAAGCCTTTACGAAGAATGGCTGTGGCTTTATGTTGCGCTTGAACCAACCCCAATGAATAGGGTTAGCGTAGGGAACCGATTTGTTATTACCTGCAGACACCGATACCCGGTTCAAGGACTTAGAAACCCTGATGCTGTTGCGTAGGGCTCCAGTTCTAACCGGGGCTAGAGCTCGGGCCTGACCTGCAACCAACTCTCCGGCTTCGGAGCCAGCTGCCTTTATCTCAGCAGTTGGAACTCCGATAGCCTGGAGAGCCTTTATAGCCTGTTTGAGCCCTGCTACTTTGATGCCAGCAGGATCAGCCATAACTAAGCGGTTGCGTCTACTTCGACACCGTAGAAGATGTCTGAAGCTGGGGTGTGAGGAGTGTTTACCACGGTCAAGGTTACGCTGAATACTGCGGTCTCGTTGCTAACCAAAGCTAGTGGAGGAATCTGGTCAAAGGTGACAGTTCCCTTGTAGTGAGGCTGGCTTGAGGACGGGCTAGCGTTTCCATTAGGCGCGATGGTAAACTGAGCGGTTGAACCGAAGTTATCCCAAAGAACACGGTAAAGGCTTGCAGCGTCTCCGGATACGATTCCGTCTAGCTGTAGTGACCATTGGCCACCGACGCGAACCTCACAGAAGGTCTGGACGTCGCCAGGAGCGTCATCGAGAGTTAGCTGAACCAAGTTAGCGTCGCAAGCGTATTCGGTTGCGCCAAACTTGAAAAGGATGTTTTGTGCTTTGATTCTAGTTGAAGCCGGCATGGCTACCTTTCTAAATTGTTAAGTTGAGCTGGCAATAAATGTTTGCCGATAAGAACTCAGCATTGTTGGTCTGTAGGTTGTAAGGCTGATTTACAGAAGTAATTCGAACATAAGTCAAAGGCTCAATGGCGTTCAAAGTGTCTTCTATTAGCTGATCTAGATTCTCGGTTGCTTTCTTGTTAGTCGCGGTAGAAGCTACCAATACTAACTCGATGCCTAAGCTCCATTCTCCAAACTGTGCAGTCTGAAGATAAGGCTGAGCTGCGTTTAGAAGAACAATGGGCGGTGTGATGCGCTCTGGAATATACTCCAGGACGTTCAAACCTGCATCAACTAGTTCGAGCTTGAACTCGACCTTAGCTGCATTGATTTCGCTCATACTGCATAGCCCGTGTAAGGCATCAGTAAAGGGTAAACAGCATTCAATGGGTCTTTAGCAACTCTGATGGGTGCTCCATCAAAGCTGGCAAACTGAGCCACTCCGTTAGGAGCGGAGCGACGGTGGAAGAGTTCAGACGAAGCGATTAGAGTCGCTTGATCGTGAACTGACACCGGCACGGTCTTGGTTCCGATGTATCGGGTTACCAAGGCGTGTCCAGCAGTCAGGCATTCCTGAGGGAAGGTTGTTTCCTCTGTTCCCACATACGCCTGAAACTCTGCCAACGTCACTGCCATTTTAGATTCCTACTAAACGATGTCTAGTTTGACCAAAGCGTCTGCGAATGGGATGGTAATCGCCATGTAGCCATAAACGCTGATTGAGTCGGTCAAGGTTGTAATGTCACCTGAAGAAAGTCTAACCGGTGCACCTGGAGACTCGAGAGTCTGAATTGCCGCGCTGTTAGCCATGTAGCCTAGGTTGGCTCCGAATGCTGGGTCTACAATAATTGGCAAACCGAATATCTGCCCGGCTAGACCTGGGATATTAGCTGATCCAATGTTGTTAACTCCTGGGCCATCTACTACGACGATTGGGCGGCCATCTTCACCTGCTGCTTGTAGAAGCTTCTTGTAGGCGCCAGTTCCAACCATGATCGCCTCTGGGCGAAGTCCGGTCTCTGTAAAGATAAACGCTGATGCATCTGCGATTCCACCGATAAGCGCTTCGCTTGTTAGTGCTGAAACATCGAAGGTTTTACCTGCGTAGTTCTGAGCCTCAACTAGGTCTACTACTGCGTTGTTGGTTGTGTTCGCGTAAGCAATAGATAGAGCGCGAAGTGCGGTGTCTAGGTAGTTTACGGATGAACGCTCAATGGTCTGACGGCTCATTGAAGTGTATCCACCGTAGGTAATTACGTTAGCTGATACTGAATCAATGGTTAGGTTTCCAAAGGCAAGTTCTTCATTCTCAGGGTTCTGAACGCCAACTGTAAGAGTGTTTGCAGATACCTGAGCATACTCAACGGTTAGACCGGCTGCTGGAAGAGCTGCGCGAGAGAATGCTGATAGTGTTGGGCGGTTGGTGTTGATTAGGTTATCAATGTATCCCAAGAAGCCTGGAAGGGCTACTGTGTCTGCTGAAGTTGAAGCAGCGCGGGCTAGAGCCTTTGCGTCTTCGTCTCCGTCTAGAAGAGCCTTAGCAAACTGACCCTGAGAGCGGAACTTGTGTGTTGCTGGTGTTGCGGTCTCGACTGCTTTGCCTGATTCAATGACTCGGCGCAGTTCTGCAACCTCATCCTGAACGGAGCGAACGTCAAGTTCAATGTTTTCTGACATTGTTTCACTTTCTGTTTCGATAGGAGTCTCATCAGCTAGCTCAGCTTCGCTGCGGACTTCGGTTATTTTTGCGCCTTCAAAGGCAGGGAACGGAACTACTGAAACCTCTTTGAGATCTACTAGCTCCCTAACAATCGTTTGGCCTTCTTTACGATCTACAACCGGAAAGAAACCAACCGAAAAGCGATTCAGAACATCGTCCTGAAGTAATGTGTAAACTTCGTTGCCTCGAGGAGTGTCCGAGATTCGAGCAACAATCTCATACCCTTCTGGAGTGTCGCGGCCTTCGATAACTTTACCGATTGGCTCTTCGTGGCCATAAAACAGCTTTACGTCTTCAACGCCATCAATTGCTCCTGGCTCGAAACGCTCTTTGGTGTTTCCGGTTAGCTCGATCTCCTGACCGTAAGGAACTGCAAGACCAACAATGGTTCTTTCCTCGGTCTCAACTAATCGAGCCTGAAACTCGCGTGTAATCATTTCAGACATCTAGTCCTTCTTTCGTTCTTACTTCTTCTGGAGTCAGAATGCCAGCATCGATAGCTACCTTGTAGTAGTTGTATCTAGCTGCGACATCTGCCTTGAATAGGTGCTCGAAGTCAAACTCGACCCGGTTGCCACGTGGAAGGCAGTTGCTTAGAGCGTCGGTAATTGCATCGGTGTAAGCCATCAATGTGTGACGGTAGAACACCTG